GCCACACTCGCTGCACGTGTCAGGCTTGTGTAGCTTACCGTCATTGACTGCATTATTCAGGGCGGTGCGCGCACGGTACTTGATCGGGTGGGCAAGTTCATATTCACGATTGTAAGCGGATGGTGGGCGCACTCGTGCGCGGTCGTTAACTCTGACGCAATCGTTTTCTGCACGATGCTTCCTGACGACTGCCTTATAGCATTCCTTGCACCGCTTTTCATATCCACCTTTTAGGCGCGGGTTCTCATAGAACTCGTCCTTGGGCTTTTGCTGCTGGCAAGCCTTGCAGGTCAAGGTTTCAGAAAGGAATGTCATCGTCATCTAGATCGTCCCCATACGCTGGGCGCAGCGCAGCTTTCTGGCTTGATAGCATTTCGCGGTTCTCAATCTCTGGAACGAACCCGCTTGCTTCCTCAGTACCGAACGCGGTGCCGTCATAGCAGAACGCCAGGATTTCCGGATACTTCTTGTTCATGTGCATTCGCAGGTGAGTGGGCGCAGCCAGTTTATCCATCAGCTGGATAGCTTCGGCGCTGGTCGCAGGCATAGGAAGCTCAGTCCTCGCCTTCCACCATGTCCGCGCCTTGCGGCCCGCGAAGTTTGTATGCTCGACACAGATGAACTCGCTGTACGACTTATATCCACAATAGTAAGAGACCTTCACCATAGGCGGTGAGCCGTCCTTCTCGTGGATGTCCAGCGTTATGCTGTCGACTTTGAATACCTTGACCACAGGCTCGTCAATTTTGATAAGCTCGTCGGTAGCAGCTTCCTCCGCGAACTTAACCTCGAACAGGAACTCGCTGCCGCAACCGAGCGCAGTCTTGAACGGTTGCCCGCCACAGTAGCGCACGCTCGCATGATTGTATGTCTCGCAGACTGGGCACTCCTTGACAGGTGCGGTGCCGCCGCCCTTGCCCTTGGCCTTGGGGGTGACAGGGTCGTTGATCGGCCCCAGCGTTGTGATATTGCGCGCGAAGTCCATAACGAGGCAGTCGATCTTACCAGATGCCTCGATGGCAGCCAACCGCCCTGCAATGGTGTTAAGGTCGAACTCCCCGACATAGACAGGCCGAATCCCACGACCGAGCATCTGAACCCATAACACCGCGGAGCCGGTTGCCCGTAAGATAATGATAAAGTCAATGCCAGGGAAGTCGAACCCTGTGGTCAACACATTGTTGTTCACCAGCGCACGGATCTTCCCCGCCTTAAAGTCCTTGATCGTCTGGTCGCGTCCCTCGCGCTTGCTATGCACGCAGCCCGCAGGAATTCCCATCATATTGAGCATGTCGCAGACGTTGTCCGCATGGTCGGTGCCGGAGGCAAAGACCAGCCAGTGCTTCCTGTCGAACCCGTGTTCCAGACACTCCTTGAGCGCCGCTTCGGTTATGTCGTCGCGGTCGAACTTCTCCTGCATCTCCTTCTCGATGTATTCACCGCCGCGCGTATGCAGGCCATCGGTGTCGAGCAGGAGCTTGGGCTTCTTCGGAACGAGCGGGACAAGGTATCCCTCGTTGAACAAGCGGTTGAATGGTGCTAGGCCAGTGATGTCGAAGCATACATCTGTGAACAGCGGGGGCATCGGATTGCCCTTGGCGTCCTCGTAAGGATCGATCAAGTGCCCGTGGCCCATGCGCCAAGGTGTAGCAGTAAGACCGATCACCCGGATGTGCGGGTTGATGGACTGCAACCCCGTAAGGAAGGTTCGATACATGGTCTGGTCGTTGGGCGACATAAGGTGCGCCTCATCGATAAGCACCAGATCGATGTGTCCGAACGTTGCCCACTTGCGCGCCACCGACGCAATACCAGCGAAGGTGATAGGCTGGCTCAGGTTGCGCTGCCCGAGTCCTGCGCTGTAGATGCCCGCCGGAGCGAACTCCCATAGTGACATCAGCTTTTCGTAGTTCTGCTGGATCAGCTCCTTGACGTGCGTTAGCACTAGGATCCGCTGGTTCCCGAACTGCATCATTACGCTCTGGAGAAAGCGCGCGATGACAACACTCTTGCCCGTGCCTGTTGGCATGGCGACCAGCGGGTTCCCGACTGGATGCGTGCGGAAATAGTTCCAGATGCAGTCGACCGCTTCAGTTTGGTAAGGCCGGTCCTGGAAGACCGTCTTTGCCCCGCTGTTGTGGCCGATGCCTGCTATCTCAGTCGTGAACCCTGTGGAGGGACTCATGCACGCAACCCGTCGTTCTCATACCAGTCGGGACACCCGACCAGTTGCTTCTCCTTGCTTAGCTGCATTTTGTGCTTACTGCAAGACCAAGCGGCACCTTTCTCAGGAGACGAGAACTGGCAGGTGCGGCAGTTGATATCTGGTGCAGCGCCCAGGTGGCAGACCGGACGGTCGTCACAGAAGCGGCACTTAAAGAAACCTGCCGACGTGTTGATCTTCTTGGGTGCGCTTTCCCTCCAAACCAAGTCCTCGCCCCGCTGCAGATACTGGTCCGCATACTCGGGGTTCAGGTAGATGATCTCCATGTAGAGGTCGTCGGTGTTCTTGCACGATGCGACGTATAGCGCAACGGTGAGCCCCATCTTCCTCATGTAGAGCTGCATCTGCGTATAGTGCTCGGGCTTGCACTCGCGCACCCCCTTGCCGGTGAAGTTCCCGGTCCCTGCCACATAGGCACGCCACTGGTCCAGCTTGCCAGCAATCTCGATGAAGTATTTCTCACTATGGGTCTTGAACTCCATAATGAATGGAAGGTCGGCTGACAGATCAGGGATGCGGCGCGCAACACCATCGCCGGAGCCACCCGCGTGACCCTCAGCCCAGCTGATGCGGAACTGTTTCCCGTTCGCGTCCTGTTGCCAGACCTCAGCACCGATCATGAGCAGCATCGCAATGATGCGACCTTCCTCTAGGTGCCCGCGGTTGAACAAGCGCAGGATGCGACCGGAGAAGGCGGGCTTGGTGGCCCATCTGAAGTTATACCAGACCTTGCGGGGACACTCGTCTCCCAGCATTGACGCGCCAAGGTGGGCCCGGTGACCGTCCTCTTTCTCTGCACGGTAGGCGTCTCCGATGTGTGGTAACACTCGTCCCAGCCACCCGCGGAACGAAGCGCCTTGATCGTCTTCGATCGTCTTGTCGATCAAGCGCATCGTTAGAAGCGCGTGCATTAGGACGCCCATGTTATCTCCTGTCGGCTAGGTGGACGCTGCATCATCGGGCCACGACGGCCGTCAAACCAATGTGCAGCGCCCACCTAGCAGCCGGACCCCACGAAGGGGCCCGGATACCAGTTACGCCTGCTGAGTGCCCCACGGCGGGGACGCCCCAGCCGCCGCAGCAGCGGCAGCGGGGTCGGCTGCGCCGGGTGCAGCGGGTGCCGCCGGGGTAGCGGGTGCAGCACCCCCGGCCCACGGCTGGTCGGGCGCTGCGCCGGCGAACGGGGATTCCGCAGCCAGCTGGGCAGCAGGTGCCCCAGCCCACGGTGAGTCAGCCGCAGGTGCCGCAGGAGCAGCCGGAGCAGCGGGAGCGGCAGGAGCAGCCGGAGCAGCGGGAGCGACGGGTGCAGCGACCGGAGCCGGATACAGTTCGCCGAGCTTGACGGTCTCGTGGACCTTGTCGCCCTTCCAGTGATACGCCGGGTTCGTCGGGTGCAGTGCCCAGCCATCCGCTTCAGCGGCTGCCTTGGGGTCATGCACAGGAGCAGCCGGAGCAGCGGGAGCGGCAGGCGCGACGGGTGCGACGGGTGCGACGGGAGCAGCACCGAAGCCAGCAGGGATGCCGGCTGCGGGTGCAGCGGCGCCAGCGCCACCGACCGTTTCGACCGGTTCGTTGATGTTCTTGTACGAGATGATCTCGTTCTGGTCTTCGTAGTTATCGTCGCCCTTGCGAATCTTCACCTTCACCTTCAGGGGCAGCCCGTGGAGCTGTTCCGAGTTGGCGATGTGCAGCACGCCGACAGCGTGACCGATGGCGGAAAGTTGCTTGAGAGCGATTTCCTGGGCGGTCGCATTCGCGTTCTTGATATTCAAGCGCGCGAACAGCTTGCGGTTGGCGTACTGGCCGTCGATGACCGCGAAGCGCACCTGGAGGTAGGTGCCCGCGCCGTCCTTGGTCGGCTTCAGTTCGGATTCGTCCATCTTGGCGTTGTACCAGCCAGCGGGGATCGTATCGAACCCTGCATCAGGTTCCACCTGAGTGGCGTCGAAGTTCAGTTGTGCCATGGTATGCTCATTCCTTTCATGGGCGGCGGATCAAGCCGCCAGTATTTTTGCAAAAATCGCGCTGAGGATAGGAGGTTCGATCGGAGCCAGCGCGCCACTCCGGTCTTTCGCTACATACTGCAGATCAGGCTGAGTCTGTAGGAAACGATACGATTCTCCCTGCGGCGTCTTATTGATGCCGAGCCGGAAGACTTCGTCAAAGAAATAGGGCAGTTTATTGCCCAGCTTGGCGCCAGGCATGGCGGGTGCGTACTTGACCACACCTGTCATTTCGTCCTTCTGCGGTTCCATCTTCGCAGTGATGAGGACGTGCTTGTTCGGGAGGTCACGGAACGAACGGATGGTCGTTTCCATCTTTTCGATCAGCTCACCATAGGCTTGGCGCGGGTCCTTGACCTGCCGCTTCGCGTTGTTCAGGATCACTTCTGCGATCTCGGACGCGCTGTCCATGCCGATGGTGTGGAACCCCTTGGCTTCAGCGGACGACTCGCACCAACGATGCGCCTCGACCAAGTCCTCCACCGTCTTCACCTCAATGATCGGCATGTTGTAGGTGATGTGCGGATTGCCCACACCGTAGAGGCGCTCCAGGTTTGCCTTGCGCAGCGACAGCGCGCCAGACTCGTTGCTGATCATGACGGGCACCGGCGCGGTGGCCAGTAGCATCGTCTTGCCGACGCCCGCTTCACCATAGACCAGCGTCTTGATCCCGCCTATGGTCGTTGCGTGCGCGGCGTCCGTAAATACCAATCCCATCACATATCCTCTGCGTTGCGGAACGACTGCCACGTTGGAAAGCGCGGCTTGTCCTTGATCCCCTTGGGGAAGAACTTCGCCTTGTGCGTCAACGCTTTGAACTCGTCCTGATGAATGAAGTAGTGCTTCCTCTGATCGTGCGTCAAACAACCCGCACCGACCCGCACTTCTGCACCCTTGGGGAACAGGAGTGTATCACCGTCATAGACGTCGGACAGCACGGTCCCCAGCATAGCGCCAACCATGCCATTTGCAACCTTATTCTCTTGATGGCTACTGCGGAACGTATGACCGAGCTCGTTGGTCTGCGCTTCGTTCTCGTTCGCTTCACCCTCGATGATGGTGTGGACCCGGAACTCGAAGTCGACGAATCGTTTGATGCGCCACAGGATGGGCTTCTTGCCGCTGCGCCCCTCCTTGTGCAACCCGTTCGGATCGCGCAGGATGGTGCCTTCGTACCCGGCAATCAGGTTCTCCGTGTCGAACGCTTCCAGCTCGGCAAGGTTGTTGAGCACCTTGCTAGGCATGATACGCATGTGCGGGAACAGGTGCGGGGCGTCCTCCTGCATGGTGCGGACCTGTTCGGCCAGCACGGACAAGCGGTCCTGATAGCGCACGTTGCAGCTGATCATGTCCCGCGTGACGTAATCGAACAGCCACCATAGGATATAGGGTTCGCCCAGGATGGTGCCTGTGGCGCTGGATGTAAGCCTGCAGAGGTCCGGGTGCGTCTCGCGCTCCGCAGCAAGCTCCCCGTCGAACCCGATCAGCGCGCTGTGGCTGAGTCGTGTGGTCAGGTAACGGTTCTTGAAGGGCTTCAGCGACCGACCGGTCAGCTTCCCTGTCATGTTGAGCGCGCGGACACCGTCCACCTTGGGCTGTCCGATCAGCGGGAAGACCAGCTTTTCTTCGACCCAATCATCTGCAAGTAGTGGCTTCATGTGATGTTGTATCCTTCTGCTTCCAGCAGCTTAGCAAGTTCTGTTAGACGAAGCAAGCCCCCGCGTGAAAGTTTTGCAACCTTGTCATAGAGCAGGCTGAAGTCCTCTGACATCTTCTTGTCCACCTTCTCTTGCTCCACCTCATGAGCTTCGAACAGGGTGCCGTTATTGACACCATCCTCGAACTCACCTAGCACCGTCGGGGGCGCATCCGTAGTCAGGATCGCAACACGATAGCCCTGGAAATGGATTTCGTCCCCGACGATGTAGGTCATCACGCTTCTCCGAAGAACGCTGCGCAGGTGTCCGGGAACTGCTCAAACAGATGGAGCCTGCACATCTGCGCGATGTAGCGGTGCTCTGCCTGGACACCTTCCTCGGTGCGCTCCTTGATATAGTGGAGCCACGTGCGGATGCTGAAGTGCAGATACATGCTGGTCGGGACCAGCCCCTCGGGCAGGATGGTCCGGGCGACCTCTTTGGCGACACCCCGATTGAGCCACATCTTGTAGTCAGCTTCGTCCGACGCAGCCTTCAACTTGATGTATTCGTTCCAGGCGCGTGCGACCGAAAGCTCTTCCTCGGTTTCAGGCAGCCGTGACAGCTGGCGGTTCGTTGGGTGCTTGAAGCGGCACTCGCGGTAGTCGAGGAGTGTCTCATACTCCGCATAACGACCGCTGAATTCCTGGAAGCCGATCGCGGACAGGTGCCGCAGGATCTGGCGCCCGACGTCGCGGGTTGTGGTCACTTCGAGACACATGCTGGCCATCTGGAAAGGCGACCAGTGATTATGCTCGATAAGATAGCGGATCAGCCGGGTGGCAGAAGCATCCCTATTGCCCGGGTTACTCACCCGGGCAATATCGCCGATCATCTTGTCGCCATTGGGGGTGCAATGGGTGAAGGCGACCGAATGGTTCTTCATGCCTTGTCTGCCACGGGAGCAGCCGGCGCAACGGGCGGAGCCTGCGGGGGCAGGGGTGCCTGGAGCGAGACCGTGGTCGATTCGAACAGCGCACGCGCTGCGCTGCCCTCGGGCAGCGAATCACGGAAGCTGTTCACCAGCGACTCGCGCTGTTTAACGCGCTCGACCTCCTGGATGGTCTCGCCGAACTTGCGCTCGACCTCGACCAGCTCGTTGTGGTGTTCGAAGTCGACGCGCGCGACCGCCCACTGGTAGGTGAAGTCGGCATCCACGTCGATCACGGGGAACTCGTCCACAGTGACCACAGTGGCGAGCGCAATCTCACCGCGTGCGGGAACGACCATCGTGTCGCCCAGCTTGATGCCCCAATGCTTCGGGACCTTATAGGTGTAGGTCGGCACCTTGCCCTCGGGCGGGGACCAGCGCGCACCGCGCAGCGCGTCCGGATCCAGGTCGCCCTGTTCGAACCGCTTGACGTGGCGGGGCTTCTCCGGCACGGGTGCCTTGTCGCCATGGATGAGGACGCGGATCGTCGTAAACGTCTGGTCCAGGAGGGAGAACATATGCTTCTGCTTCATGACGTGGATTCCTTTATCCGTTTGCGTGCCAACCTCATTCCCACCTTCGCACGCTGGTCACAGAGGTGGTTTGTCACCGACCGTGCGTCTTGCTTGCCCGAGTGCCCCTTAACGTGGCGGAACGATACTCGGACGTCGTACTTCTTCTTCAACTCGTAGAACCGCGCCTTGGCGGAACGCTCGTCACGGGTCAATTCCGTCCGTTTGCTTTCCAAGGCCAGTATAGCACTCGTGCAGTCGGTCTGCAAGAGTATATGGTCGCCCGGTGCAGCGATGCCAGACTCACACGCGAAGTAGAGCCCATTGACAAGCGCGCACATCTC